AGATGCCTGGGCAAAGCAAGCGTAGGTATTCGATTTTCTTTTTCATAATTCAGGTGTTTGTTTAAACAGTATTAATAAGAATAGGCCAATACAAAATATAGCCAAAACAATTGAGGTCATTTGATGTATTGTTGAAGTAAATGTGTAATAACCTTAGTCATGTTCCACCCGGCATTGATAGCTTTTATCTTTGCTTTTTTCAGTAGTTCACTTTCTATCTGAAATTCAATCCTTGTTTTTGCCATGTATCAAATAACGTAAATACGTATGATATATGCAAATAAAAAACCGGAAACTTTCGTCCCCGGCTCTAAACTAAACACTTAACAACCTTATCTTTTTACGAAGCGTTACCGTTAAGAGTAAACTTAACAAACGTTTCAGGATAATAATTAGCTAATGCGATACGCTCTTCAACCAATACGGTAGTAACGTTCTTAACGAAGTTATCTACGTTCTCGGTGCTAAAACGCAATGTCATACCCATTTTTTGGAAGATACGGCAACCTTGTGCAAAGTCACCTACCAATCCTTCGCCAGGGTCGAATACTGTATGCTCAATAACCGGGATATTGCCAATCATCAACATGCCATTGGCATCATTGAAGCGGATAGGGTATGTATAAAGCTGAACATCGCCTGTTGATTTGTTGATCCAAATACCAAGATAATCTTCCGGTGATACCCAAGCAGCGGTAACACGGCGTTTTAACCTACGTACATAAGTTGCAGCGGCGGCAATTTTATCAATATCGTTCGATGATGTTAACACCCCGGCATAAGGGAATGTTAAAGCAGTTGCACTCGCATATAAACCGGCTAAGTTACCTGTAGTACCATCGCCTTTAAATATCTGCGTATCTTCGGCATCGTACAAAGCAGCTGGCAACTCATCGGCTAAGAATGAACTTGCGCCATCAATATCCTCTAAGAACTCATCGGCAACGTTAATCCAGCCAGCAATTTTAACTACAGGTGCATCAACTACGATTTCGTTGTAATCGATTTGGTTTTTCAGGCTATTGATTAAAGCAATACCGATAGTACCATCCTTTTTAGTGAACTTCACGTAGCGGATTAAGTTGCTATTGGTCGGGCTAACCGGTATAAAGTTGCGGGCGTGCATCAATTCGTGTGCAGGGCCAACGATAGGTGAGAACATCGGCGCAACGGCATTCGTTACAACACCCATATTACCAGCTACCTTAATGTCCATTTGCAAACCGGCGTTTTTGTTGCCTAAGAACTTTTTAACCTGCTCCCCGTTGGCGTTAACACCTTCCATAATTTCGTCTTTAAACGATTTTTTGCGGGTGTTGCCTTCTTCCAGTTTGATGCGGCTCATTTCGGTCAAACTCGACTTCAATTCGGTAATTGCCTCATCACGGGTTTTTAATTCGTTGGTAAGTTGCTCACCTAATTCTGCCAGTGACTTTTTAAGGATGGCAGACTCTTTGCGTTCGCCCTCAACCTCGTCCTGTAATTTCTTTTGAAGGTCGGCTAATGATTTTTGTTGAGCATCACTCATGGATTTAAAGGCAGCGTTTAATGCCTCTTTACCTTTTTTTACCTCTTCGGTATCGGTATCAAGTACCTTGTATAAAATGTCCATCTTTAATAAAATAAAAAGTTTTCTGATTTTGTGATTTCAATCCCGGCGAAACCTGCTAAAAAAGACTTCGGCTCGTTAACTGGCGGAGTGGACTTATCCGGCTCGTTATCAACAAGTGATTTTTTACCTAATTCGTATAATTGCGTACCGTATTGTTTAATTCCTATTTCAAGTAAGGCAAATGTTTCATCCGTTAACGTACCATTACGTAACAACTTCATCATTATGCTAACCTGGTCGTTGATTTGTGCGGGTGTTAATGACTTGAAGCCAGTAAATGGCGTTTGGTCGTTTGCGCCTAATGTAACACAACTACCCTCATATAACTTTATTTCGGTTATATCTCGGTATGTATCCCATGACTGTGTCGCACCGTCTTTAACAACGTTACTCCACTTCATGGTTTGATAGCCAATAGAGTTTTGTATAACCAAACCACTACCCATCAACTCCAAAGCATCCTTTCCGAAGGACGTTTTTTGATTGACGGGTGTTTCGTGATATAGTCCGTCTTGACGTTCCTGTAATAAGGTCGGCTTGCCTAATGGCTGATTCCAGTTGTGTTGATTAAGGAAAAATATTTCATTGCTGCCCATCGGGCCACGTTCGGCAATTGTTTTTGTGAACGCTCCTTTTCTGATAATATCATCATCGCTGTCAAGATTATCAAACGCTGACCATATTCCGGTAACGATACCGTTCTTTGTATCTACATCCGTAACCGATCCGGTTAGTGCCTTGAACTCCATTAAAGAAACTTGTTGATGCTTCATTGAGTGTAAAAATATAACAAACCTTATGTTTATTTTGTATAGCTATTGTTTATCATATTCTAATTGCATATATTAGCATCCAATATGAGTGAAAAAATTAGCGTTGTGCTACCAAATGGCACTATAGATAAAGTAAAAGCTGCCGCTATATTGCAGGATGATACACAATCAGCCCTACTTAGGAAGTTTATCCTTAATGGGTTAAGGGCTATCAGTAAAGATAAAATGCAGACAAAATGAGCAAACAAGAAACACCCCCACCAAAAGGTAAAAAAGAGGTTAAGGATAAGGAGGTTAAGAAATGAGAAAGCCTAAAATAACAATTTATTTTTGGGATAATCGATCTACATTCAACTGTGATTTTGCTAATGCTATTTATGGTGAAAGGCTAAGGAACATAGCACATATATTTGAAGTTTTAAAAATATATTATTTATGCCAAAAAGATAAAGATGGAAATTATATGCAATTAGATATTAGTAAACCTACATTTGATTCAAAATGAGTAAACTCCCCCAATCAATAATAGATAAATTCGCCTTAGTTGAAACAGAATATGTAAATACTGATGCTTTTATTCAGGATGTTACCACTTATGTAAATAGAGATGGTATTCTATTCTCATTCTATAATGTTTTTGACAGGCTAAACAAACCGGGTAGAATATCGCTTATCAATCCGATTGATAAAAAGTATCTTGATATAGAGATTGATTATTTGGAAGTGTGTAATGTGGGTTTGGTTTTAAAACGTGTGAGATAGTACAGCACACATAGGCAGTACAGGGCGTTCAGAGAAAAATCCCATCCGTGCAACTCGGGTAATATGTGGATGTCAGACGTGACTTCGAGCTGTACTATCTCATCTTTAACACAGGCATCCCTCTAAAATCCATTAACGGTACAATCCCTAAAACGCATCGACATTGAATAACCTCCCTTGCACTACCTGCCGGATCGCCAGGGTATAACATTTCACTATCACCTACGGCAAACGTTTCATCCATGCCAATAGGCGCACTCCCGTCCATTGCTGCATGGTCTGGCCGAGTGTTCATATCCATTACTGGTATCCAGACTTTACCAGTTTCGTAATCACTACTTTCAGCACCTAATGTTGCTCCATAATTTGCTGCTGTTGTGCTTTCAGTACGTGCGATCATTAACGCTCTATTGCGGTTAAAATCAGGGCTATCTAATTCTTTTTGCAATAAGGTTGCTGTTTCAGCTTTTGATAGGTTTTGTTCATTCGCCTTATCTAAGGCATTCATTATTCGTTCACGTGTTGTTTCAGTAACACGCGTTACCCGTTGCGATGAATGTTCGGTATAGAATAATGACATTAAATGTTTCCATGCCGAACTAAAAAATCCTATCCCATCCGATTTTACCATACCGTTAATATGCTGATAAGTCCATCCTGCATGCTTCGTGCCAATAGATACATAACAATTATAATAAGCTTTTTCTATATGGTCTGGACGAATAAGCAATTTAAGATGTGTAGCTAATTGGTCTATGCCGCCGTTTCCGATAAAGTCAACAACAGGCTGTATCTGCTTATCTAATGCACGTTTAAAGTTTACGTATTGCCCACGTTCGTAGCTATGATGCGCACGTAGCCAATCACGGCGATATTGCGCACGATTAAAGCGTACTGTTTGCATTACCGGCTTGTGTGAAGTTTTCGGCGGTCATTGATAGGTCGGTAATAGGTACGTATGTAGACGGCACAAGCGGCGTATCCATCATTGGTTCTGTGCTACGTTGCAAACCTTGTTGCGCCCGTTTCTCATTTCCTGTCATCCACCAGCTTGTATTTAACCAACCAGCAGTAGCGACTTGGTCTTGTTGCATTTCAGGCAGTGCGCTGTAATCGAACATTAAAAATAACTTGCTACCTGATTTTTGATGTGGAACACATAAGTCCCTTGTTAACCTATCTTCAATAATACCACCCAATGGCATTACAGCATCGTAAACAACTTTTTTGGCTGCCCACCCCATGTTGTTATCAGTTGCCCCGGTTGACGAGTCTAGGGACTGTATTGGCAGGTGGAACGCCTTGCAAATGTCTTTAGTTGTCAATCCCAAACTCTCCACCAATTGTAAATCTGTTGACGGTAAGCCTATTTGCTGCCATGCGCCCTCTGCGCTTGCTACTATGATGCGTTTAGCCAGTTCGCTTGATGATTGTGCCTCGCCTAACTGCATCTTAATGTCTGCTTTTACTTTAGGGTTATCAATAGGCGGCGCACCTGATGATGTTTTAGGTGACCAGACTCCCATCGGGCCACCATTCTTAGCTTGCTTGTTTAGCTCATTTCGGCTATCCTTGCTGCGCTGCAATGTTTCGAGATATGCCCTTAATGGTGCTTGCCCGTAAAGCTGCGAACCATAGGTGGTATAGAATGGGTTAAAGTATTTCAAGTGTGAAACTGTATCGCCTTTAAAGTCATATTCCTGTGCCGAATATGCTCGGTTACTATATACACGGTAACCTAATACCGGCTGCATTACGCCACCACTAACTATTTGCATTACAACGGCTGGGAGGCTATACATTTCTGTGTATTTCTTTGTGCGTTCATAACCTGGCAATCCGTTATAATAGTTGTAGGTATTGCCCTGTATCAATAGCCATGATGCATACTCACTTAGCCAATCAAAAGTTGTTTGTAATGGATTAGGGTTATTAATTAAATCGTTTATTTGAGGCACATAGGTTTCGGTCATTGCCTTGCTTTCGATTATCTCATTGGCTTTATGCTGGCTTTCAGGTGAACGGCGCAACTGCTTAAACTGTGCTACCTTAGTAACTTTATCGGCTTTTACCTCGTATAGTACCAATGGGCATTGTGCCAGCTTAGTTACGATAAGGGATATTGCGCTATACACATCGGGATTGCCTTGATATCCCTCTTGCACATAGGTTAATGGTCGGTCAAGTAACGGAATGATATTGCCTTGATACATCCATCCGTATAATGCCTGGTTAACACCTGTTACACCTACGGATGCGCCTATGCTGGCAAGTGCGCTCGAAAACGCTTTTGTAGTCAATTCCGCTACTTCTTTTTTTGTTGCTAAACCGAATAATCCCATATCATGTAAAAGTAGTAATTATTTTAGTTAATTAAAATCATCCCATGATTGAGTTGTACCCCCCAATTGGTTTTGAATTGCGTACCGGCAAGCATCTAAAAGGTGGTTATACATGTCCATTGGTGTAGCTGACTTTTTATCATTCCAAATATAGTTGTTTAATTCCTTAATTAAATTAATACTTTCGGGATCGATAACCAATAAATAATCCTGCATCAATGCGATACCGGCCGATATACTACCTGGCCCTTTAATAGCTTGTGTGATGTTGTTGCCTTTGACCTGTAGTTCTGTTATCAAACGTGGCTCTGCACTATCCGCAACAATTAGGCTATTACCGGCAAACAATAAATTGTGTTCTGATATTTCGGATGTTGTTAGTTTCGGTTTATAAACATATTCTTTTAGATAGATTCGCTTTCTTGCCTTGTCTATACTTGTTTTTACCAATGTTGTAGGGTCAACACTAAATCCAAAATCCTGCCCCCATACAGGCACTCCAACTTCTATAAAGTTTTCGGTAATCCAGTTAGTGAATATAACACCCTCGGCTTTATCAAGCCAGCCGCCTAAGATTTGATGCTTGTATTTTGATGGGTTTGAAAACTCAAGAGCGGCAACCTCTTTAACAAAAGTTTCATCAAGATTTCGCTTGTTATCTCTATAGTCAGTATGTATGTATGTTACATTGCCTTTTACCCCATTCCACCCCGGTTGTACTCCTGCATCCTCAAAAAATTTCTTATAAAATATATGCTCTTTTGTTGCAGGGTTAAGTACCAATATTACCCTGTTATGTTGCTTTTTATCCCTTATAGAAAGATTTATTTTATCAAACGTTTTTTCATCATTCAACTCTTCTGCCTCGTCAACAACCCATGTGGTTATACCATTAAGGGATTTGAGGTTTGCGGTGTTATCCCCGCTCGATGTTTTGATACCCTTAAATATAATCATGCTACCCGATACCAAATTTGTTATTTCGGTTTTGGTAACATTGAATTTATCCGACATACCCATCAACTCAATCTTTTCAATAAACTCGGGTATTATCGATAAATGAGCAGAGGTCATGGTCAACCTGGTAAACAGAATTTTGTGGTTTTCTTCAAATGATAGCAATAGTAAAAATAGTGAAACACTAAACGATTTACTACTACCACGGCCCCCAGTAACGCAAAAGTAACGCGTGCTACTACCGAATAGGGATTTGTATTTTGGGTTTATAACAACCATTTACGGTGCTGTTTCACCCTCAAATGATATAAGGTCTTTTAAATTAAATGGCTTTCCTGCGCTTGTTAAGTCAACCACACTATCTTGCTTTGGCGCACCATAAGCACTATCCATGATGGCTTTGTAAGCGTTAGTTTCTTTAGTGGCAATAACTGCCTGTTGCATGGTAATGTATTCCTCAATCGTTACTTGCTGCGCTACATCAGGGAAATTACGCTGCATCTCTTCAAATGTTTCATCGGGTATTCTGATTAGCATATCAAGTATTTTACGTGCAACGGTTGATCGGTTGCGTACGCCTACTGGCCTACCCATGTTATTTGGTTGATAATCAGGGGTAAAGGTAACTCCCGGATTGTTTTCTGTGCCAAAGTTTGGGTTTCCTGGTGAACCTGCCATAGTCGCTTAATTGTCGGTAATTTGCTAAACTACAAACTATTTTTCACATAATCGAATTAAAGTGAAAGTTGACCGCATGAGGTTGTGGTAGCAGAAAATCCGCAATCATGGCATATAACGCTGTTAAACCATCCTGCATTACATTGTGGGCAATCTATTTTTTTCTTAATCATATCAATTCTACTTTATTTGCTGTGTAATGGTAAAAGTTCATAGCTCTACGTTGTCCAATCTTAACACCACGTATTGAACCATCCGGCGCAAAGTCAACTGATCTAAGTTTACCCGGTTTCATAATGGCGTATTTGTCGCGGATTTGGTCTGGGATATAAACCTTATCTACTTTGCTGGTTAGCGTTAATCCTGAACCGGGGTAAACCAACCTCGCAAATTCATCTGTATGCTTAAATTCAGCTTCGGCCTTTTTATGGTCGTAACTTTCGTATTGAAACTTGCCGCCGTTAAAGTGGTGGTCTATGATTTGTTTTAGGGTTGTTGCCCGGCCAGTTGTTGCGTGTTGGGTTTGTTTTTTCATTGTTCGTCCCCTTTCTCTTTGTCCGCTATTCTAAGTGAATTTATTTTTTGAGATAATAACCTAAGTTGACATTCCAAATTCCCTACAAGACAATTATAATCATAGTCTTTGGACTCGTTCCCGTTTTGCTTAGTCATAGATAAACATTGCGTAGCTATATTAATTAGCTTGTTATCAAACGATGCGCGCTGGTCTGGTGTTAAAAAATTTATTCCTTTCATCTTCTTTCTTTTTATGTTTTGGGGTGGGGGGTTAGTATTTTGAGTAAATTATTTTACCAGATACATTATCTGTTATTGTTAGCTTATCCGTTGTTTCATCAAATGCATCAGCATGTATCATAACATCTTTTAGCCTTATAAACCTTTCTATTATAGGATTTGGTACCACCTGATTAAAACCATTAAACATAACTTTAAAATCTATCCTAAGTGTGTACCTTGCTTCTTTCATCTTTTATGGGGTTAATGGGGTGGGGGTTGCAAAATGTGCAATATCTCGGGGTTGTTTTTCTGCCTTTACGGTATTGTTTTGCGGGAAACTGCACATTTTCCTGTTTTGCATTAGTGTCTATAGATAAATGGTTATTAATAGGTATATATATAATTATAAACTAATTTTTTAGTTAATATTGGGATACACATAAGGCTATTTATATAGTTAGCAAACGGAAAATGTGCAAAATGTGCAGTTTCCCTGTTTAACGTAAATGTGGGCGACTTTTGCGACGTTTTCTTTTGCAAGTTTTTGCGGGTTTTGCAAATCATTCTATCGAATTTGCCATGTTGTACTGCCTTTCTATTTCTGCCAGTTGCGATTTTAGCTTTTGGTTCTCCCCTGATAGTTGCCTGTTCCATGTTTTTAAGGTTGAGTTTTGATTTGATAGTTGGTTAAAGTTTTCGGTTATGTTGAGTAGTTTAATTAGTCTTTCCCGGCTTGACCTTGCTTTTTCAGTCATGCCACTTTTTGCAACGTATGCGATATTCTCTTCAATCATTGCGGCAACTATATAGGTAATTTCTGCAATTGCCTTAGCGGGGCTTAAAACATCGCTGTTTTCGTTTTCTGAAAATATAATATCGGATTGTAATTCGTTCATCAAAATAAGTTTTTAGTGTAATTACCCTGGCCTATTTTATAGAGTAGTTTTGTTTCACTACGTTCGGCATTGTCACGTAAAAAGTTATCCGCTTGCCTTTGTTTCAACCCAAAGTCTGCACATTTTTTAACGAATTGCGCACGGGTAAAGTTTATACCATGCTCCGGCATAGCCATGTAAATTTCTTTCCATTCATTTTTAAGCATGTCAATCGGGTTCATAATGCGAACCTTTTGCGCCTGGTCAATGAAATATTTAGTTAATATAACAGCCCCGGTTGCCGATTGTGGTGAAACCTCTTCAACTAAACCGCCATTTACCCATTCAATACACTGTAACAATAAAGCAAATTTATGCAAGTATATTTCCATCTTAGCGAGTATGCCACGGTAATCATCGTTTTCAGTTTCGTTTTGCTGGTCAACCATATACTTTTGAAAATCGTTAACTATGGTATAGCTTTCAGGTGGGTATTTCATTTCATAAGATGCCCCTTTAAACTCCTGATATAATAACGAAAGTATCATTCTTTCATATTTTGCTTCATCAATAGGATTTATGCCAAACTGATTAGGGTATTGCTTTTTAAAACCGTCTGGCTGTGATATAATCCAACGATCAAAAAAACCGCTTTGGCTCTTGCCTGAAAAAACTTCGTTTAGTATAGACGGCTGCGTTGTGCCAATTATGGTTAGATAGGTATGTTTAGCATAGGCCGAAACTCCATTAATCCTATCCCGCATAACACTGCTGCCATTGAATAACGTTAAAAACATTTGCTCATCACCGCCAGCGGCATAACGATTAAACCGCCCGACAAATCCAGATATTTCATCATAAACCATACCTATGCCTTTAGGATTATTTGATAACATTATAACCAATTTTTCAGGCGTTGTATCGTTTACAACATGCTTTGCCGGTTCGGGAGGCGGTTTTGATTTATCTTTTGGATTATTTGCCTTCCACTCTTCCCACTCATCCATTTCGCCCCGGTATTTATCCTGTAATTCAAATTGGTGTTTACGTATTGGCTTAAAAGCATCATCCAAACTTTCAGATTTTGTGTACCCCTTTCGCCCTAATATAATACACCAAAGGCTACCGATAGCAGTATAATTACCAGTATTTAACACAACGGATCTACCTATTGCGGTACTTACTGCACCCAAAACAGATTGCAAAAAATATTCAGTGGGATAGCCCTTTGCCTCTGAATAAGCATAGATTAATTTTTGCATATCTTCCGAAAATGCGTTAATAGGGTTTTGTATTATTTCGGGCATAAAAGTTTTATACGGATTGTTTAACAATTGAAAGTTCTGCCTTTACTGATATTGGCACATTATCGTATAAGTCTTTTATAGCATCGTATGCGGATTGATTAGTTAAAAAATAAACTATGGCTGGTATATGGTATTGTGTGAAATCTATTTCAGAATTTTTAAAAGCCTCTGATATAGCATAAAAATCTTCAATATCAATAAGTGATTTTTTTAGGTTATTTAAAATGGTAGCCATTAAATCTTTTTCATTTTTATGATATTGATTATGGCAAGAATTACAAAGCGTAATATAGCAACTTGATGG